AGGATTCTGCAAGGGGAATCGCTCAAAGGATAGATGACATCGAAGACAGGATAAGTAAATTAGAGGGTTCCTAAACTAACTGGTAAGGCGAGAGTTTAAGAAACGTGAACAGCCTTATCAGAATTCTGATAACCCTGCAAGGAGGTTTGACAGTGGATCTGACCAAAACGGAGAAAAATATTCTTAAAGCAGTGGGTGAGTGTGGGCAGACTACGCTTACGGCTCACGCAATAGCTGATAAAGCGGGATGTTCTCCTGCGTTTGTGTGCGAAAAACTCAAAGATCCTGAGTTTAAGGTGATGTTCCGGGAGATGATCGAGGCTTCTTTGAGTGCAGAAACACCGCAAATCCTTCAAACTTTCTCTGATCAAGCGAAACAGGGTAGTTTTAAGCACGGAAAACTTATTTTAGAACTGACTGGAGTCTATTCTGAGAAACAGAGAGTGGAAATGAGCGGCAGGGTAGATGTTGGAGTAGACATTTTCAAGGACGAAGAAGAGAAAAACAGCTTTATTCGATCTACTCTGGAGAAATTTAAGGAGAATAGCGGCAAGACGGAGGAAAAATAATGGAAAATTTGCTCATAGGGTTTGTTACGGGGGCTATTTTTGCCACTTGGCTACATTCTCTGCGTAATGTGCACGAAAAATGGGCGGATTCTCCGCACAGGTCTGTTATAAGAGATACTTTTAACGATAAACCCAAGAAACCAGACCTGAAGAAAGTTAGATACTACCAGTCACCGGAATATAAGCGTGAAAAGGCACTTATTGAGCGATATAAGAAGGGAGCGGTTGAATGAGCCAGTCTATAAGGGCTTTTCCTGAATATACTGAAAAAGAAGAAGAAGCTCTAAAATCAGTAGCGAGAACCAGATCGAAGGAAGACCTTCATTATCTGGCGAAGCAGGTGCTAGGCTATGATCGCATCACTGATCATATCCACAAGCAGATGGCTCAGGACATTGATACTCCAAACTACAGGTTTAAGCTTCTTCTCTGGCCTCGTGGGCACTTTAAATCCACACTGGCGACAGAGAGTTTTAGTATCCAGAAGCTTTTGAGGAATCCTGATGAGCATATTCTGATGACCAACGTCAAGCTGGAGAACTCTAGGAAGTTTATGAGGGCGGTTGCTCAACACTTCAAGAATAATCCCAAGTTCAGGTGGGCGTGGCGTGATTGGTGGATTCAGAACTACGCTACACCTTTTCATAAAGCTGATATGGGGGATAAGCTGGACTGGATAACCAGACACACACAGGACGAACTGATACTTCTAAGACCCGGTTCAGGTCGTGAGGCAAGTATTACAGTCGGTGCAGTTGACTCTTCGATGGTTTCTCAGCATTACAGTGTCATCATCGCTGATGACTTAGTAAACCGTGAGTATGTAAGAACTCAGGAAATGGTAGAAAAGTCAATTCTTTACTTTAAGGATTTACTCGACTTACTGGATCCTGATGGTGATTTGGTAGTTATTGGAACCCGGTGGTCTCACGTAGACCTGTATAGCTGGATTATAGAAGAGTTCGGCGGTATGGCGAGCATGAGAGTACCAATAGATATAGAAACGCCTTCTCCTGTGGAGGAGAAACCCGAAGAAGATAAGACGTGGATGATTTCTATAATGCCTACTACTATGGAGAATCCGATATTCCCGGAAGAGTATGGCAAGAAAGAGCTGCAAGCTCTGCTACACGCTAAGGGGCCGTATGAATTTGGAGCCCAGTATCTATTGAACCCGACTCCTGCTGAGAGCCAGAAGTTCCATAAGGAGTGGGTAAACTGGTTGGATGAGCCTCTCGATGACATATCAGACCTGACTACCTGTATTACGGTTGACCCTGCTGTGTCACTAGAGGATCAGGCTGACCGTACAGCTATTATTGTCTGCGGGTACGATAAATCCAATAATATGTATTTCTTAGACGGGTTGAACGAGCGTGTGACAGAAGACGAGCTACTTGACAAATTACTCAATTTAGCAGATAATTACAGTAAGAGGAGTAGATTTTTACTCCCGATAGGGTTTGAGAGTGTAGGATTCCAGCAAACATATATTTACAACTTCGAGAGGATTATGCGTGAGAGGGGTAAACTGTTTGTGGTGGAGCCCATCAAACGCAGAAGCAGGACAAGTAAAGAAGAGCGGATCTTGAGACTTGTACCGAGGATTAAGAGTGGATTCTACTCTCCGAGAAGTATTAAGAAGTTCTGTGAACGTGAAGGAGAGTACGATTTAGTTCAGCGTCTCCTGTGGGAGTTGTTGAAGTTTCCGTTTGCCGGGTTTGATGATATGGTGGACGCTATGGCTGACCAGCTTGATCTGGTACAGGCGACCAAGTTGCCGGTCAACAAGCCTCCGAAGAGACAGGGTAAGGTCGTAGAGTTTGTGCATCCAAGCATAACCGAAGACCAGAGAGGGCACAAGAGGACAAAGAAAACACCTACACATAACGCAGGGGTGGTTAGATAATGTCATTACAGTTGCCGTGGATTAAAGACAAGAAAGAAAAAGTAAAGCATGAGGGGTCCAGACAACACAATACAGAAGAAGAAAACAGTCTTCTAACTTTAGCTGAAGAGCGTTTTAATCTGGCAGACACTTCTAAGGTAGACTTTAAGAACGAGCATCTACACAGGAAGTGGCGAAGGTACGATGAGATATACAGGAGCGAGCAGTGGCAGGAGACTTTGCCACCTGATAGGTCGGCTCCAGTACTGAATTTTGTTTTTGCTATTATACAGTCTCTAGTTCCTCGTCTGACGGACAGTGATCCCGAGGTGCATGTGCAGCCCCGGCAGAGTCCTGACGATGTGGCTTTAGCAGAGAAACTACAGGCGGCCCTAGACTACCTGTGGTATACGAACCACATGAGAGGTAACAAACTGCCAGAGGCAGTAATACACGCTTTGAAGTATGGGACCGCAATTTTCAAGACGGTGTGGGATCCTGAACTTCATGACGGTCTGGGAGATGTGAACTATTCTATAGTCCACCCGATGAACTTTTATCCCGACCCGAGGTCCTACACACTGGAAGACATGGACTACTACTTTGTGAAGATGCCTAAAGCTTTAGAATATTTTGTACGGCGGTGGCCCGATAAGGGACATCTAGTAATACCGGACCATAAGTGGACTGAGACCGAGGACTTATCTGGAAGAGATAGAGACACGGGAGAAGAAGTAGCTACTCTGATGGAGTATGGTTTCAGGGACAAAGAAGGAAACGTCTGTATAATGTATTACGCTGGAGACATTGTACTGGATATATTTGGTGGAAATTATGACGAAGAGGGGGAAGACGAAACAGAGGGTTCCCCTGTGTTTCCACATAATCGTTTTCCGTTCTCGAAGCTGGTTGACTACCCGAGTGAGAAAGAGTTCTGGGGAATAGGTGAGATTGAGATTGCCGAGATTGCTCAGAGACTGATAAACTCTTTTGAGGCCCAGATCATTGATAACACAAGGTTACTATCAAACACCCAGTGGATGGTAAATAAGTCAGAATCTGGCTTAGATGAGTCGGATGCCGATATGCTGGATAACTCTCCCGGTAGTGCCATATTTACCCATAACGGGGGGATAGAGAGGCTTCCCGGAGCTCCGATACCGGCTCATATCCCACAGCATCTTGAGAGTTTGATATTCTGGTTAGAGCAGATTCTGGGTGTACATGATGTGGTTCAGGGTAGACAACCTGAAGGAGTTAGAGCAGCTTCCGCTATTATTGCTTTGCAGGAAGCGGCTAACGTGAGAGTTAAAGAGAAAGCTAATCACATGGAGATGGCGATACGAGAGTTATCCGAACAGGCTATCTCGCTGATACTTGATAACTACGAAGAACCTAGAATGGTTCGTATAGCTGGGCAGCAGATACCAACCACACTGAATGTTCGAGAGGCTCTGGAAGAAAGAGTTATAGATATAGCACAGGACGCTGGTATGCTAGATCCGCAACCTATGGATCCCGGTATGATAGAAGGACCGGGTATGGAAGCTATGGGAATGGGAGGTATGGAAGAGGCTCCCCCTGTGGATATGGATCAGCTTATGACCGAAGTCAAGTTTCCTGAATTTGATGTGGAAATCAATGTTGGCCCCAGTATACCACAGAGTAAGGCTCTTCTTTACGAGCAGGCTAAAGAGTTTTATCAGTTGGGAGTTATTGATAGGCAAGCAGTTCTGGAAGTTACTAGCTTCCCGAACAAAGAGGAAATCCTGTCACGTATGCAAGCTCAAGAGGAAGCTATGGCGGGAGCGGCAGAGCCGCAAGAACGAGTTGGTGAAAGGACTCGTTAGAGGAGGTGAACCTAATGACTCAGAGAGTATTTTACAGTGGTTACAGCGAGACTGAAGGTAAGGGGCCCAAGTACCGGGAGATGCCTGTGAAGAAGCCCAGTGGTGGTAAGGCATCAGGCGAAACCCATTTACGGAGGTTCCCGGCACGAAACAGGCTCACTGCTATGTCTCAAAGGAAACCCTTTGGTGGTTAAGCCTACAGGCTATAAATGGTAAAAGTTTACTGCATGACCATACACGACAGTCGCACGGACTATAAACGGAGAATATGGTTGACGAACCTTAAACGGAGGAGGACGAAAGCATGTTTGACGAGGAAAAAGAAGAACTACAGGAAGAAGAGGAGCAACAGGAAGAAGAACAGTACGAGGAGGAAGGTGAGGAAGAGCAGGAAAAGCCTGAGAGGAAGTACTATCGCAGTCAGGAGGAAGTTGATGCGGCAGTACAGAGACGCTTAGATCGTGAGAAACGAAAAACAGCAAGGGAGCTGGGAATGACTATGGAAGAAGCTAAAGAATACATCGAAGCAGGGAAATCCGTATCACAAGCAGCAGGAATGACACCTTCTCAGGTCAGGCAAAGGCTCATCCAGCAACAACAACAACGAGGTCAGCAGATGCAACAGCAAGGGAACTATCAACAACCTGCTCCCCCTGTGGATGATGAAGTTCGTAGGGAAATACGGGAGTTAAAAGAAACACTAACTGAGAAGGATAAGGCTGACATGTTCCAGAACGAGGAGACGAAGGCACGAAAAGAGTTTGGCAGTCTGTATGATGAGTATGCTGAGGACATTAGGGAAAAGGCTGAAGATCTGGATATATCTCCAGTAGATGCAGCCGCTATGGTACTGAGACCGAAGCTTAAGGATCACTACGAAAGCCAGACTAAGAAGAAGCAACAAGCTAAGAAGAAGCGTAAAGTAGAAGGCTCTGGTGAGGGGCCTAGCAAAGGTGAGGATCCTGAAACTATTCTTACGGACGCACAGAAGAACACTGCTCGTAGGATGAGGATACCTTTAGAAAAGTATTACAATCGTCTAAAAGAAATAGGCGAAATTGAATAAGTGAGGTGAATAGTAAATGGCTTTTACCTTTGTAAGAAATATGATGAGCGGTATGTCCCCTGTGGCAGCCCCTAAGGACATTGAGAAGTTTGAGGTAGACACCGACATGGAAATCGGCTATGTTGCCAAGTTTGACACTAGCCAACCAGCGAAGTTGACTGCGCCTGATGTTGATGATGACCAGTGTGCCGTTGTCACTTTGGAAAAGGGCGTAGAAGAAGATGACGATAAGATCAGGGTTCACTGGATCGTTCCAGGTCATGTCTACAAGGCTAAAGTTACAAAATCTAATGGTGAGGATTTAGGGCCAGCAGATGGCGGAACAGATATGAACGCTGACATTACTACCGGAGCTAGGGTTCGGTTGAATGCTAACTTTACCGGTGTCGATGGTGAGGAAGCACCTAACGATGAGTTTCCTCTTACAGTTATCAAGGTTGAATATGATAACGATAAGCGAGAGGATACTATGGCGTGGGTAGTGTTTAACTGTTGTGCAATTAATAGCACTCAGACTAACACTTAAAATTAAGTAGCTAAAAATTTAAAGGTGAGGTGAATAGTAAATGGCTACTGCACGGAGAGAACATTTTGGCAAGCTGTTAGAGCCGGGGCTTCGTGAGATCTTTTATGAAGTCTACGACCAGCAGCCCACTATGATAAACGACCTGTTTAACGTGCAGACTACCGATAACCCTTACGAAGAAGACGTAAGTATTGGTACTCTGGGTAAATTCCCTGACTTTGAGGGTGTCGTGGACTACGACAGGCCTTATCAGGGTTACAACGTGATTTACGAATTTCCTGAAATGGCGAAAGGTTTCAGGATTGAAAGGAAATTGTGGGATGACGATAGGTACAATATCATCAACAAACGACCTGCCGCTCTAGCTATCGAAGCTACACGGAGGCGTGAGGAAGATGGGGCCAGTCTATTCAACAATGCGTTTGATACTGACTATCCCGGCCCTGATGACAAACCACTTATCGCATCTGACCACCCGTCTAAAGCATATGTAGATAGCGGTGGTACTGAAGGTATCGAAGAGAGGTCTAACGTGATTGATAGTAATCCCAAACTTAGCCATGCTGCTTTGCAGTCTGCTAAGAATCAAATGAGGGATTTCCGCAACGATCGTGGTAATAGGATTTCTGTAGTCCCGACTACTCTCTTGGTACCGCCTGACTTGGAAGAGGAAGCATGGATGCTGATGGAGTCTGACAAGACTATCC